CCACTCATTAATGGAATGACGTTCGCAGCCAATTTGCAGATATTCAGAAGTATAAGTTACGGAATAAGTTTCACTAATAAATAAGGATTTAATTTGCAATCTATTTCCAGCGCAACCCCAAAGGTTAGCACCCCAAAGGTTAGCACCCTCAAGGTTAGCATACTCAAGGTTAGCACCCTCAAGGTTAGCATACTCAAGGTTAGCACCCCGAAGGTTAGCACCCCGAAGGTTAGCATCCCGAAGGTTAGCACCCCGAAGGTTAGCATCCCAAAGGTTAGCACCCCAAAGGTTAGCACCCCGAAGGTTAGCATCCCAAAGGTTAGCACCCCGAAGGTTAGCATCCCAAAGGTTAGCACCCCGAAGGTTAGCACGCCGAAGGTTAGCATCCCGAAGGTTAGCACCCTCACTGATCGCATTAACAACCAATTCTTTCATTGATTTAAAATCACCAGAGTGAATAATCTCACCGTTAAATCTATTCTTAATTTCCATAATTCGCTTCCTATTAATCAAACACAGTCAAACAATAGCACGTCTAATCGACTGAACAACTCCGACCAGTTATATGTTGCTAATCGTTTCTGATGTGGTACTATTCCAGCATCTTAACAAAACGGAGTATATGTATGAACATCGAGAAATCAGTAAAAGTAAGTTGCGCAATGAGCAGCGAGTCACAAAAAGAAGTTGCCGCAGGGCTAGGTATTACAACGGTATGGCTTAGAAAGATGATGCGAGATAATAACCCTCGATATTTATCTAAATTAGCCGCGCATTTTAATATTAACGCCAGCGAGTTTATCAAGCGGGGTGAATAATGGATAAAATAACAAAGGCATTTACTCGAGCAAATGCTGAGCACTGGCCTGTTAACGTTGAAAAGATACTTAGATTCGCTTGGCAGAATAGCGACAAGGATTTGAAAGTCACGGTTGAGGAAGATTCAGACGGACGCAGTGATGCTCAAAATAGGTTGCTTTGGCGATGGCATGGCGAATACGTAAAGCATCGTTACAATTGCGCTGGTGAGGTTTTTAGCTCTGAACAATGGCATGACAAAATGGTGCCTGAATTTCTACCGAGCGAACCTGTAAAAATAAGCGGCGAATGGCATATTCCTAGAGTTGAAACTAAGAAACTAAAAGTAAAGGTATTCGCTGATTTTTTAACTCGGTATGAAATTGAAGCGGCAGAAGAAGGGTGCCAATTTACACAACCAGATGATTTATATTTTAAGGCGGTAATGAAAGATGCGTAGAAAACTAAAATTTAGACTTGATGGGCATAGTAGCATTGCAACTATATATTTTGAGGACAACGATAAACCTATAACGATAAACACAATAGAAGGAAAAATTACATGTGGTGAAAATGTAATTCTTCAAATTTCAGGTTTGACTTTGTCGTATATAGGAATAACTTAAGGTGGTGCAAGATGAAAAGTAACAAACTAAGACAATCAGCAAAAGGCCAAGACTGCCTTGTTCGCATACCCGGCATATGCAATCACGACTCTGAGACTGTTGTTCTGGCTCACGTAGGCAGCAACTCAGGTACTGGCATGAAATGCAGCGACATAGAAGCGGCTTATTGCTGTTCGTCGTGTCATACAATTATCGATGGTGGTGCAAGGTCTCAATTTACCCGTACAGAATTAAGCTTATGGGCTAAAGAAGGCGCAGAAAGAACCCGTAAAATGTGGGTTGATAACGGATGGTTAAAGGTGACGAAATGAAAAGCCTAATATTTAAAGACATGGCAACTGAAAACTACATCTTTAACCCGCTTATATTCTCTGACCTTGCACTTTACATGGGTGACATAGGTCTACGCAAAGGAAGCGCACCAAGTCGCAGCTACATGCAGCACAGAGGGCAAGACGGATATACTCGGATAAGACAAACCAAGAGTAATATTATAGTCGAATGGCTTGAGCAATAAAGTTTAGGTCTAATAGGTTTAACAACAAGGTATAAGACAATGCATTACGACGAACAAAGAGAAGCTATGAACAACAAAAGCACTGTTAATCTTATGATGGGTGATTGCCTAGAGCGAATGGAAGATATCCCTAGTGGCTCTGTCGATATGATCTTGACCGACCCGCCTTATGGCACAACAGCATGTAAATGGGATTCAATCATACCACTTGAGCCAATGTGGGAGCAGTTAAAACGAATCATTAAACCTAACGGGGCGATTGTTATGACGGCGGCAAACCCATTTACTAGCGTATTAACCTGCAGTAACTTACCTATGTTTAAATATTCTTTAGTGTGGGAGAAAACAACAGCAACAGGTCATTTAAACGCTAAAAGAATGTTCATGAGGGCGCATGAGGATATAGCTGTATTTTATAAAAAACCACCAACATATAACCCACAAAAAACAGAGGGGCATAAAAGAAAGGTATCATCTGCAGAGAGTAAGGCTAATTGCAAGAAAACTGATGTTTACAGGGATCACGGATTGACCAGTTATGATTCAACCTCGAGGTATCCAAGAAGCGTAATTAAGACAAGCACAGACAAGCAAAAAAGCAAATTACACCCCACACAAAAACCCGTCGCCCTAATGGAATACCTAATAAAAACCTACACCAACGAAAGCGAAACTGTTTTAGATTTTACAATGGGCAGCGGATCAACAGGCGTTGCAGCTAAAAACCTAAACCGCAACTTCATCGGCATAGAGTTAGATGAAACTTACTTTAACATTGCAAAGGAAAGGATTAATAACGCATGAAACCAACACGAACACAAGGCCAAATACAAGCACGCAAAGCACTTTACACAATAGCGATATTTCTGCTGGTGGTTGTTAATGTGTATTTAGCTGTAGTATAATTAACGGGTAATCTCCACGGTTACAGGTATCTATCTAAATAGCCTCGATTGCTGATAACAGTCGAGGCATCCTTTATCAGAGGTTTTTAGTTAGATTTTAGATAAATACAATATAGGGACACCATATGAAATGGGTTAAGCACGACACTGACGCCAATCAAGACGCTAAATTACAAAACGTAATGCTAGATTATGGCCTTGAAGGTTATGGGCTTTACTGGTACTGCATAGAGCTAATTGCTGGCAGGGTTGATAAAGATAATATTACATTTGAACTAGAGCATGACGCTAGAATAATCGCTAGAAATACAGGCTCAACAGCTACCAAAGTCGAAGAAATGATGAGGTATTTTGTTGACGTTGGGCTGTTTGAAAATAGCTCTGGCGTTATTACCTGCATGAAGTTAGCTAGTAGGTTGGACAAGTCGATGACTAGTAACGCTCAAATGAGAGAAATAATATCAAGCTTCAAAAGTCATGACGCAATCATGACGCAATCAGAAAAACCCATGCAAGATAAGATTAGATTAGATAAGAACATAAAAGAAAAAGATAACGCTACGCTAGTTTTGCAGAGCTTTGAATTTTTCTGGCAATGTTGGGCAGACTGTAAAAAATCTTTGCAGGTTAAAAACTCATCATCTAAAAAAACAACACTTGAGAAATTCAAGAAGATGTTTAACAGCTCATACTTTGCAAAAAATACCGAGCAAGAATTTAGAGACGAAATAAATCTAATGTGTGCCTATGCAAAACATAATCATGTTGAAGCGGATTTCATACCCTTTAAAAATATGCAAACCGGAAAGTTTTTAACTAACCAAGGATGGAAGTAATGAATATTTCAAACATAGTTCCCAACTCGCTAGAAGCTGAGCAGTCAATAATCGGATCGATAATAATAGACCCTGCAAGCATTAACGGCATAGTCGAGCTAATCAAGCCAATTCACTTTTACAACCGCAGCCACTCAATAATTTATACAGCAATGACTGAGATGATAGCTAGCAAGCACCCTGTAGATTTAATCACCCTCTCTGATTACTTGGAGCGCAAAAACCTGCTTGAAGAGGCTGGCGGCTTTGTCTATCTGGCTGATATTTCCAAAAATACGCCAAGCTCTGCAAATGCAATAGCATATTGTAATACTGTAATAGACCGATGGAATGGCCGTCAGATTCTCTCAGCGTGTCACAGCGGCGCTGATATGGTAAGGGAGGGCAAGTGCTATGAGGAAGTAAGAAAAGGCCTTTACGATGCGTTAGAGGGGTTATTTAAGGAAAGGGGCGAAAATGAGATAGCGGGTGCGGAAAGTTTATGTGATGAATTCATAAGCGAACTTGAAAGATTACAGAAATATAAAGGCGGCCTCACTGGCTGGTCAACGGGCGATGTTCATATCGATGCGGCTACAGGCGGCTTAATGCCGGGTGATTATGTAGGGCTAGCGGCCAGGTCTGGCGGCGGCAAAACTACAAAGGCAATGAATATACTAAGACACTTTGCTGAGAATGGCAGGAGGTGTTTATTTTTCAGCATGGAAATGAAGCGACAAAGGGCAATGATGAAGCTTTGCTCGGACTTGGGTAACGTGCCTTTTAACGAGTTAAAAAGCGGCCATCTTAGTGATGATAACTGGGGTAGGGTATCTAACGCGCTGGAAGTATTAAAACGCAGTAAATTGCATATAGATGATAGTTCAGGTTTATCTATCGATGACATAGAGCGTAAGGCTAGGCAGTTAAAAGCAAAGTACGGTAGTTTAGATTTAATTGTAATTGATTACATACAAAGAATTAAGATTGACTCGGGTAATATGTATTCAGAACTTACAAACGCTAGCAACCGCCTTAAGGATTTATTCATGGAGCTTGGCTGTGCTGGAATCGTTCTTGCCCAGCTTAAAAAGAATGCGGTTAACTTACCCAATGCCGCAGACCTGAGAGAAACAGGCGCAATAGAAAACGACTCTGATTTGCTATTGTTTCTACACACGCCAAGCGAAGACCTAAAGCCTCACCCC